CCTCAGCCACCGAAGTAAGGTAAATCGTGTCTGGTGCCCGATCACCTTTTTCATAATTGAGTTGAGTAAGTTTTTTAACCCCGCCAATCTCTCCCAAGGCTTGCTGGCTCAAGCCTAAGCGCTCGCGCTCCTCACGCAAACGGCTTCCGATATCATTTTGCATACCAAAATCCCTTGACTGGTATAAATAATTATACCAATATGTTTTTCACAGACACTTAGCAGATCACAATATACCACTATGACACAAGACGAGAACATTCAAAGGTCACGACTTCCAAAAGGGTTATCTTCCGGCAACCCTATCCCAATGCGGCTGACCACCGAAGAGCGTGCGTTACTGGAGGAATTAGCCGCCAAAGAATGCCGTTCGATCTCCAGCATGGCGCGCATAGTTTTTTTGCGCGGTATGGAAATGGCTAACGCAGGCTGATCGAGGTGTTTCAATGGAAAACATCACAATCAATTTAAACGTACTGGCTCCTTATCTTTCTCTTAAGGAGTACGCCAGAGTTACCGGAATCCCTTTTGAGACCTGCCGCGACATGGTGAAGGATGGGCGGATCATCATCAGGCCCAAAGAACTTGCCGGAGGCAAGGTTGAAGTGAATATGGTCGCCATGCTTAAGGACGCGATAGCAAACAGTTGATGGGGATATCATGAGCCAGTTAATACAATTAAGCCGCCATAGTTATATTTATCGGGGCTTCACCATTCATAAATGCCCGCGCAATGCCATTACGATGAAAACGGCATATAGCGTGTTAAATAATGGAAATTATTTAGGGCGTGATTTTGCTTTAGCCGAAGCAATGACAACCATTGATAAGTTAAAAAGCGGTGAAAGTTATGAAAGCTGAAATGATTATCGGCCTTTCTATTTTTGCTGTGCTGGTTTTGTATTTAATTCAATTCTTGATCAGGCAGCGGAGCGAAAAAGTAACGCAGCAGAGAGCTAAAGCGTTTGCTGAATTTAAAGCCCGCCGCGCAGAAGTAGAGCGCAAGGCCCGTAGACAACTGTAGCAGGTACACGATATGAACGATAACGTCCCATCACTTGCCAGCCTGTTAAAGCACGGTTGCCAGGTAACACATTACCGCAATACACGCGGTTGGATTGAATGCCCGGACGGGCGTTTCTTTAAACCGGAACCGAATAAGGTGCGTTTTATTAAAGGTATGAGTAAGCCTTTTGTTTATACGAAGAAGATAAACAAAGGCTTATTTAGTGCCTTGGCAAGGTTATTTAGAAAACTGCTTTAGTAATTAAGTAACAGATAAAACTTTTTCTACCTGTCGTCACTTTATTAAGTGATGGCGCATTCACTCACCCAAAAAAGGGGTTAATTATGTTTGGCATGTTCAAGAAAAAAACCGCTGCTGTAAAAGTTGAATTAAAGAAAGTTGAAAACCGCGATCTGATGGAGGCCATTGTTGGTGGCTGTCTGCTGGTTGCTGCTGCTGATGGTGAAATTGAGAAAGAGGAAACCGCAAAGCTCGATCAGCTGCTGCGCTCCAATCCCCGCCTGAGCCATTACGGCAACGAAATTACTGCGCTGATTACCCGCTTCACTGAACAGCTTGAAGCCGGTTTCCGCGTTGGTCGCATGAATATCCTGCGTGAAATCGAAGATATCAAAAACGACCCGAAAGAGGCGGAAGAGGTCTTCGTCAACATGCTGACCATTGCCGAAGCTGACGGCGAGATCGAGCCGGAAGAGCAGAAGGTACTGGAAGAGGTTGGGCGTCGTCTGGGCCTGCGCGTTGAGGATTACATCTGATGAGCCAGATGCTGAGCATGTTGCGGCCTGCGCTGGTTCTGCTGCTGGCTTTCATGGTGGTAGCGGTGGACTTCACCAGCTATCTGCTCTCAGCAGTTGGCGATCTGTTCTTCGTGGGGGCGCTCGTTGTTCTGGTATGGCCTGCGATTAAGCCAGCCAAAGAGCAGCAGGGCGACGAGTAAGAGATGCACCGGGAAACCGGTGCTTATCCGGGGCGTTACTTCCGAGTAGCGCGCCTGATAAGCGGTAGTGATGGGGGATAGGATTATGAGTATCGGACAAGAAAAACCAGTATCCGGGCGTCAGATGTTCCTTGAGCAGCGCGCCCGCTTGCAGTCGAGCATTTCAGTTTCCCGCACCAATGACACGGCGAGCCGTTTCAACCGCCTGGGCGAGACTCAGAAAAAGGCGATCATCCTGCTGGCAAACGAAGCCGCCCAGCGGTTTAAAGGTCTGCCGTCGCTGACTCACTCCCATCTCACTATGCCTTTCGAGCAGTTCAGCTCTCAGGACAAAGTGAGCCTGATGTTGGGCATTAAGCGCCTTGCCGAGCTGGCTGCGGCGTTGCCGTGGGAGTTTCCCGATCATGCTGCGCCGCGCCTTGAAATGCAGGCGTTACGCGAATCACCACCACCCGCGCCGGATGGCGCAGTCAATTAACCCCTGAATGATTAACCAGTAGTCAGGCGCATCACCGCGCCGGGCTTCCTGCACCCAGGAGAAAGCAAGATGAAACACGTAATGATTGATATTGAAGCCATGGATAACAAGCCGACTGCCGCGATTGCGTCTATTGCTGCGGCAATCTTTGACCCTATGTCAGGTGCAGTTTCCGCCTCAATGTACCGGCGCATTGCTATTGAAAGCAGTGAGGCATTCGGCGGAACGCTGGGCGCTGAAACAATCAAATGGTGGTTTAAGCAGTCGGGAGAAGTACGAGCGGAAGTAATCAAAGAAGGGGCTTACTCCCTCCCTGTAGCTCTCAGTGAATTAAATATGTTTATCCTGGAATATTGTGATCTGGCAAGCGTGAAAGTTTGGGCGCGCGGTACTGATTACGATATGCCGATTATCTACAACGCAATGCGCGCTGTAGATTTAAAACCGGTCTGGAATTTCTGGAATGTCCGCGACGTTAGAACGGTTGAAGAGGTTGCGCTTACTGTCTGTGGGTATGCCTCAAATCGGCTTGTTGACTCTGAAAAACATAACGCTGCCGCTGATGTGTGGAATCAGATCGCCCAGCTCTCAGACAATCTAAAAAGCCTCGCAGCAAAAGACGCTACGGGGGCGGCATTATGATCCGTTCCCTCCTCAAATGGCCCGGTGGCAAAAGTCGCGTGATGCCTGAATTACTGCCGCATTTACCAAAGGCTGGTTGCCTCGTTGAGCCTTTTGTTGGTGGCGCTTCCGTGTTCCTCAATACCGATTATCGCCGCTATATCCTTGCTGATATCAACCCGGATCTGATCCGCCTTTATCGTGAGGTGAAGAGCAATCCTGAGCTGGTGATTGATCTTGCCCGCCCGCTTTTTGCGACCGGCAATTCCAAAGAAGAATACTTACAAAACCGCCGCATTTTCAACGGTACAAAAGGCTTGCTTGATGTGGCCCGCGCGGCTCTGTTTCTGTACCTCAACCGCCACGGTTACAACGGCGTGGTGCGTTACAACCAGAGCGGCGGTTATAACGTGCCGTTTGGGCAACATAAAACCGCGCCTTACTTCCCGGAGGCGGAGATCCGCCAGTTCGCTGAGAAGGCCAACGACACCAAAGCTATTTTCCTGTGCAGCTCGTTTCAAAACACCCTCAAAGTGATGGTTGGAACGGATGAAGCCATCTACTGCGATCCGCCGTACCTGCCTGCCAGCGAAACCGCCAATTTCACCCAATACCACACCGAGCCATTCACCGAAAAGCACCACCGCCAGTTAGCGGCGGAGCTGCTGGAGGTTAACCGCAAATATGGCGCGCCGGTTGTCATTTCTAACAGTGACAACGAAACCACCCGCGAGATTTACCACCGTTTCCGCCTGCATGAAATCGACGTGCAGCGCTCTGTTAGCACTGACGCCAGCAACCGGCAGAAGGCCAAAGAAGTGATCGGCACTTTGGGCATCGTTGAAGGATGCCCGGTAGGTGGGTGCGGGAACTGTGAGAGCAGCGGGGAATGCCTGGGCATTGCAGACGATTCAGAAGTGGAGGCTCTGTAATGTCAAAAATCTATATCGCTGGCCCAATGAGCGGATTACCTGGCTTTAATCGCCCGGCGTTTCACCGCGCTGCCGCGCACATTGTACGGCGTGGAAACGTTGCTCTTAATCCGGCGATCCTGCCGGATGGCTTAGAGCAAGCGGAGTATATGGATATCTGCCTTGCCATGCTTCGCTGCGCTGATGGCATTTTCATGCTGGACGGTTGGCAGCAATCTGCTGGTGCAAAGGCAGAACATGCGCTTGCTGCAAAGCTGGGAATTGATATTCAGCACCAGGTGATTGATCGGTGTAGCAGAAGGGCGGAGGGGAACCAGTGACCGCCTATTACAACGAGATCGATCCCTTCGCTGCGCAGTGGCTGCGCAACCTGATTGACGCGGGACATATTGCCCATGGCGTCGTTGATACCCGCTCTATTGAGGAAGTAACACCAAATGACCTTAACGGATTCAAACAATGCCATTTCTTCGCAGGGATCGGCGTCTGGTCTTACGCCCTGCGCCGGGCTGGATGGGCAGACGATCGCCACGTCTGGACAGGCTCATGCCCGTGCCAGCCTTTCAGCCAGTCAGGCAAAAGAGCGGGGGTTACTGACGAGCGGCACCTATGGCCCCATTTCCACTATCTCATTGAGCAGTGCCGCCCTGAAATCATCTTTGGCGAGCAGGTTGCAAGCAAAGATGGCCTCGCGTGGTTCGACATTGTACAGGCTGATCTGGAAGGAGCGGGCTACGCCGCAACAGCTTTCGATCTCTGCGCTGCGGGCGTCGGTGCTCCGCACATCAGGCAACGATTGTATTGGGTGGGCGACGCCAACGACGAGAGCGCACAGAGATACCGGCAACCTACAAAACTCATTCTTTCGGAAGGACGGGAGAATGCGGAACGATACGCTGTATCGTCAGATCTGGCTGCACACGTTTGGTCTTCATGGGGAGCCAACAAGGGCGCAGATGAAAAAGTTAGAGTTATTCCAGCCTGTTATGGCTCGCCTGCTGATGGGGTTACCGGAGTCGTGGGACGATTGCGCGCCTACGGGAATGCAATCTGCGCGGAAGTTGCAACAACCTTCATAAGCGCTTACATGGATGCGGTGCAATGACCACCGCAGCAAGTGGGCGCAGCACCCCAACGCCGCCCCCTCCGTATCCGGGTAGCGCACCAGACGCCACCCGGTACGATTACGAATGGCAGAAGCCGAAAGCTGCCATTTGTGTTGATAAGACTCCCGTTGTTGATCTAGTCGAGCTGGGTCAAGAACAGGAGTTTTTGGCGTGGGTGAAAGTTACCCTTGCGCCGCTACCTCGCTTTATTCGCCTGCGTCTGGCTTCCCGCATCGACAGCATTCACACGATGAAGGGCAGACACATCGCCCGTCTGGCGCTGCGCGATATCATCCGCAGGGATCTGCCACCAATCAATATGGTGAATGAGCAATACGCTATTGCGATGACCGATGAGGCTAAATCTCAGGCCGATACAGCATTCAAAGGGTTGAACCCGCTTTACCACACGTTTAACACTCTGCACGGATTGGTTGAGCGCTTTAACCATCTGCCGGACTTTACGCCGGAGGATGTTGAGCTGCTGGCGCAGGATATCGCTATCTATATGCGGTCTGTACTGAGTGAGGTTCACGAAACGGTAGAGACGCAGAGTGATCGCAAATATGCCGGATACCTTTACACCGAAGCGGCTATCCTCGCGCGGCTTTTCTTCCTTACGCCACCGAGCTGGGCAAAGTATTGCCGGGGGGCGTTGTTTATTGATGAGGCTACTACCGGCATTAGCAAGATGCTGGATGATCGCTACTGGCACCGTAACCTGAAAAAGTACGCCGCCCGCTGGCGTGAACACCTGCATATTGCCTTTGGTGATGTAAAGCGCGGCGCTGCACCGTATTGCAGTAAGCACCATGTTGATGAGTGGGATGCCAGACGCAAGCGCAGCCGCGCGATCATGGCCCGTCTTGAGTTGGAAGACCAGGACACCAAAAAGCGTATTTCGCTTATTGAGCAGATCGATAAGAGCATTTCCAACCCGGCATTGCGCCGCGTTGAACTTATGACCCGTATCGGTGGCTTTGAGAAAGTTGCCACCGAAAGCGGTTATGCAGGCCAGTTTTTTACCCTGACAGCACCGTCCAAATATCACGCATATACCGTATTCGGTCATCGTAATGCCAAATGGAATGGTGCCAGCCCCAGAGCAACCCAGCGCTACCTTAATCGGGTATGGCAAAAGATCCGCGCTGAGCTGGCCCGCCGTGAAATTCCTGTCTTTGGCCTGCGGGTGGCGGAGTCTCATCACGATGGTACGCCGCACTGGCACGGTCTGCTGTTCTCTTTGCCTGAACATTCCGCCGAATTGCTGGAAGTAATGGAAGACTACGCAACCCGCGAGGATGCGGAAGAGTTGCAGGGCAAACACGGCAACCAGC